TTATAAGTTGTTGTGTATGTAGATTGAGGGTTGGGCTGATAATATCCAGAACCAATTACATTAGAAGGATCTGGGCTACCACCATTATCATCACTAGTGTCTGTAGGTTCAGATTGATATCCAGAGTAGTCTATATCAGACGGAGGTGTTTGATCAACAACAACTGGCTTTGGCTCTGGTTTTGGTTTAACTATTGGCTCTGGTTCAGTTTCAGGCACTAGTTTTTCTATTACTTTTTCTGCTCTACTCTTACCATAATCTGTACCAAAAGAAGTCTCTAACCTTTTCTTAGTTTTATCTGTTCTATCTGTTCTTTCTTTCTGTACATTCTGCACAACATTTGAAGCTAATTCACCTGCATCTTTATCAGACGAACCTGCCTTTTTAAATGCATTATATGTTGCTTCATATGCTATTTGATCTTCACGAGTTACAAAAGGTCGATCTGATCTGTCTCTAGGATCTCTTACAACGGTTTCTCTCTCAACGGTTGTTGCTTGAGCAGGTGATCCCTCTGTACCAAAGCCGTAATCAAATACAAAATCATCTTCAGGAGCTACTGGTGGACCTTGTTCTGCACCCAAGGGTTGTATGTCTCCAAAAGGATTTGGTGGAGTCCTGTCTTTTGGATCAGATAGTGGTATATATGAAGTCGCTGTAACTCCAAATGTATCTTTTATCTGTTCTGCAGTAGCATTTTGAAAACCACTAACATTTTGACCATTACTATTACTACTACCCTTACTTGCTTTATTATTAAGCTCATTTATTGCTCCTTTAAAATTACCTTTATTTCCATCTAGATATTTTTCAAAGTCACTTAGCTCTTTATTGCCACCTAGTAATGTAGTAAATGGTTTTATAATTCCTTGATACCCACCTGCTCCATTTTTACGTATACCTTCAGCTGCAGTTTTTAATCTCTCTTTGTGCTTTGCTGTAAACCCTCCAGTCTCTCTAATCTTCTTTTCTAAAGCAGAAAGTCCATTTTCTCCATATTTATTGTTAACAGATTGAGCTACAGCAATTATAGATCCTCCTGCAGGACCAAAGAACACACTGGCTAAAGGTGCGGCAAATCTATTAAGTTTACTATTAAATGTTTCATAATATCCCACCAAGTCTTCAGGACTCATGTTGTCTATGCTTGTATACTGTGTTCCATCTTTTCCAACATGTATAATAAGATTGCCTTCTTTATCTCTAAATCCTGCATCAGCACCTGTACTTTGTCCTTCTAACTGTAGTCTATCACGTTCCATTGCAGTCATAACTAATCCAGTTTCAGGATTAATCTTACTGCTATCATCACTACCTGAGTCTCCCATAGCTGTACCAGTACCACTGGATGTGGGTGGTGTAGGTGCAGAGTTATCTAACTCAAAACCCTCTGGTATTTCCATTTGAGGTTCATCATCAATAAATGGTATATACTTTACATTACCATCAGCATCTACATATCTCTTCATTACTATCTTACCATAAGTGGTACGTAATAAAGCATCTTCTATTTCTTTTTTATCTTCTTCTGTCATAGTAGGTGTGTCACTACCTGTGGGTCTTTGAAAGCGTGGATCATTTAAAAGTCCACCACTTTGCATCTTCTTTGGTTTACTACCAGACACTACAATAAGATCTGCCATCTCAAATGGCATGTCATCAGGTATGGTAGCTTCTTCTGAGTTACCCATTTGTCCCATCTCTTCCATCATCTTTAAACCTTGCTTGGCATCTTGTCGCATCTTCATGAGAGTTTCAAGTCCAATATATCGTACTACATCAGCAGGAAAGACAAACTCACCTTCACTCATCATTACAGGTATGTCATCAGCTACTTCTTCTTTCAATGATCCAGATGGAACTTTATTACCTGACTCAGGCTCTACTTGCCCACCTTCATCACGTAATCCACCTTCATCAAATAGTTCCATCTGGTCTTTCATTGGTTAGCCCTTTCCATTTGCATTGACTGCATCCCTTAGTTGCTTTAGTCTTTTTAGCATAGCGATAGCACCTTGAGATCTATGGAGTATTACTAGGTCACTTGTTTGCTCCATAATAGCGTAGTTCTGTGCTATCATAAAATTTAAATAATCATTGAAGCTGTCCCATTGGTCCTTGTTGTTGACCAGTGGCTTGAGTCGGCTGAGTAGCTTGTCCTGTGGGTTGTTGTTGTTCATTTCCTGAGAATCCTTGTTCTTGTGGTAAAGGAACTTGTCCTGTACCTATAGTTGCACCACCTGCTCCTGTTGGATCTTGTGCATCTGCTCCTGCAGGAGGTGTGGGTGCTTCAGGGGGTTGCTGAAATTTTTTCATGATCTCTGCTTGCAATGCAGCTTCGTCCATGTTGTTGGTTACTTTATCTGGGTCTAGGTCTAGTGATTTGGCTATCTCTCTTATTACATACTGAAACTTTGCAAACGGTGCAAGTGCTTGATTGCTTGCTACCTGTAAGAACTGCATAAGTCTCTGACTTCTTACTTCATTAGCCATCAGGCTTTCTGTTCCACGAGCTTTTACTTCTAAATCACCTTTTGTATTTTTATCGTAGTTAAACTGCATATTAAATCTAAACAGTCCCTCTCCTAAAGGTCTGAGTAAATAGTCATCTACATTCTTTATAACATTCTTAATGCCACCACTTGCAGCATTCATTAACATAGATATACCAGAAGCTGTTCGTCCTACTCCTGCTACACCTGTTTGACCATGAGAAAAACTAGGTAGTCCTGTGCTTTCATCTGCAAGCACTCGTGCTTTATCAAACAGTTGCATATTCTCATTAGCCACATTTGGAAACTTTGTACCAAAGATTGCTTGTCCCGGTGCGCCACCTTGTCTTCTAAATATTTTTCCGGGATATACACTTAGGTCTTGTCCGGGAACTAGGTTGGTTTCATCTATCTCTATAAGTAGATTACCTGACATTACAGCATTGTCCACAGCCATACGCATAAACCCATTCATCAATGTTTGTGTATCATCCATATTTTCTGCTATACCCACACCAAAGAAGCTATATGGATTAAGCTCGTAGGGTGCTGCCATATAGGGTATCTTTGCAGGTTTAAATGGATTAAGAACCATTCGTATTACTTTGCTGTTACATATCCATGCATTTATCTGTACTTCATCAAAGTCATCTAGCTCGTCAGGTATCTCTATCTGTTGCTCTCGTAGCATACTTACATCTGCTGTACCCCAATACTCTAGCACTTCAAATCGTGCTATGGCATGTTCTGGTGAATAGTCAGATAGATCATCTTCCCAATATTCCTTATTATAGTTTTCTCCCATAGCTATAGCATCCTCTATAACCTGAGATCTAAAGTGTGGTCTTTTCTTTAATGCACGTAACTGTGTACGTGATAGCTTGTGCCGTTCTATTACATACTGTGCTTCGTCCATATTGTTTGCATCAGGATCAGGAAAGAAGTTCCATACTGATACATGTGAAACTTGTGGTACTGTTTTAAATACAGGAGAATACTCACCATCCTCATCCCAGTTTGGATATTCTTTATCTACAGCAAACGGTCCTTTCATTACACCTGTGCCAAATAAAGCCATCTCAAATGCTGTGCTTCTTAGATGTTTATTTGCACTAGACTCTTCTAGCTGATCGTGTATTTTCTTCTGCATATTTTTTGCAGCAATCATAGCAGGACTAAATGTTACTGCTGTTGGTGTTTTCCCCACACCCTCTCTTAAATTATCTACATCGTCAAACTTGCCCTCTAGTGGACCTAGCTTTTCCATTAAAGTTTTTTGTGTAGCTCCTGCAGGTAAGTCTTGCCCATCTCCTGAAAAGCCATAAGGACTTTCCATTTCATCTAATCTACTTCTAATGTTTTCAGGTTCTTTGGGATCAAAGCTTACGTCTGATACTACACCCTCTGGTAGAGTTGTGGGTTCTACTGTGAGTGGAAACTTATTGTTAGCAAACAATACATCTATTATCTGACCATAAGCTGCAAGTGTTTTTGTTTTTGTTACTTTAATAAATACTCGTGACTTCTCTGCTTCTGTAAACTGTACATCAGAACCATATAGACCTCTGTAGTTTCTATAGGCTCTTAACCATCTCTGTTCGTCTTGTTCTCTGTAGTCATCAGCTTTTTTATATCTGTCCATAATAAATGGTATGATATTATAACTTTTAGATTCGTCCTGTCCACCCTCTTCAGCTACATCATCAATAGCTATAGACGTGTCATCCATCATTATTTCTTCTTCTGCCATATTAATATCCAAATGTTGCGTCTGCTACAGGCATGTTATTTGTTTG